AATTCATCTAATTTTTCTATAATTCTATTACTACCATTAAATGCACCTGCAACCTGACCCATAGCATCACCTACCCCACCTAATAATCCACCAAGTCCACCTTCAAGTGAATTAGCTAATCCTTCCGGATTTTTTGTTGCTATTAAAGTATCTGCTGGATGAGTACTTACTACCTTTCCACCTTGAACAATACCATCATTAATGCTATCCGTTGTTGCAGTACTACCATCTGTTACTGCTGGGTCACTCATACCTAAGAATGAACCTATTGAATTAAATGCACCACCAATTGCGTTGACAGCTGTCATTATCGGATTAACTATGTATTTAGTGATTGAATCTCCAATAAAACTAATTACATCATATATTAAGCCAAATCCCTTTACTAAGAAATTTACAAAAAATCCAATTGCTCCACCCACTAATGAACCAAATATTTTACCAATACTACTGATAACTCCGATGATTGGTTGTGCAAATTTCATCATTACTTCTTTGAATTCACCAATTTTTTGAAACAATGGGTCTAATGCATCAAATGCTGATTCAAATGGTGTAATTAACGCATCTGTTATTGCAGAACCAATTGCTACCAACGGCATAACAATTGCAGATATAACATCCCAAATTGCTTTGAGTGGTCTAAATGCCATTTTAAAAGCTAATCCAATTATTCTAAATGTTGGTAATAAAGTTGCATTTAAGATTGTAAATAAGTCATTTAATACTGGCATTACAAACGATGCAATGGGTTCAAACATATCACTAAATGCAGTTTTAAGAGCAGATGAATTGTTTTCTAAATTATCCATCACCCCTTGCATTTCTTTTTGAGATGATAATCTTTGTGTTTGTAAATCTAAATCTTCTTTTGTTAAAGTTGTAATATCTCTACCGGCATCCATTAATGCGTTAGCAGATGCTAATTGTTCAGAATTTAATTTACCGAATCTTTCTCTAATTCTTTGTTGATTTATTAAATCACCCATTTGCATACCAGTTGCTTTTGTAAGGGCTTCTTGTTCAAATTTATTTAATTTGGTTATATCACCTAAACTAGATACTTGGTCTAATACCGCCTGTTGTGCACCTAATATATCACCATTAGCTGCTAAATATCTTGCTTGAGAAAGATTTAGATTTGTTCCTAATATTGCACTTGCTTCTAATTCTGATGTAATACTACTTTCAAAATCTAAAAGGTTATCTGCAACTGCACCTGCCTCTTTAATTGATGTTCCTAATTTTGCTGCTTGAACTGCTGCTTTAGCTAATTCTTTGGGTGAACCATTAAAATAACGATATGCATATTCGGAACTCTCCGCCATATCTGCTATTACCTTTGAAGGTGCAACTCCAGCCATCTTTGCCATTTCGGCGGTTTGACCAATTAGGGCTTGTGATTGTGCGGCGGTTAACCCACCTATATTTTGAAATACTTTATTTAATTGTGCACCTTGTTCTACCCCAATACCAAAGTTTTTATTTAAGGCAACCATAGAACCCAACACTTCTCTTGAAGGTTGCTCTAGCCCGCCAAATTCATTAGTAAACGCGGATGCAGATTTACCCACATCTTCCGCACTTACACCCAATCCTGCAAATTCGGTTGATACTGCTTTTATGTTACTTTGTAAAGTTCTAGTTTGAGAATTTAATAAACCAGTTTCTTGTCTAAACGATTTTGCTGCTGCTTCTATTTCTTTAAATCTCTCTAATCCTACTTCAAACGCTTTGTATAATGCATATGCTATTAGTGCAACTGCTGCAACTACTGCTACAACAGATAATATTGCTACACCTTGTGGTCCTAATAACCCCAATATCATATTTTTAGCAGAACCAAATCCTCTACTTAATCCAGAGGTAAATGATTCCATCATATTAGCACCTTTGTTAGTTGCTTGAGTAAATCCCGTTTTGAACTGAGTCATAAAACGTTTTTTTACTGCATCTATACTTCCTTTTGCTTTATCTGAGAATGGTGTCCAAAATCTATTGAATAGGGTTTCACCTATTATTGGTATACCTTTTATTTTTTCACCAATTGAATCTAATGATGAGACAAATTTATTTTGTAAATTATCTGCAATTCGTTGGGTTTCATTTATTATTTTTAATCTAGCTAATTCCTTTTTTACAATCGCATCTGCTGCATCTAATTGTGCTAGATACGTTGATTTCATTCTTTCATTAACACCAAAATTTGATTGTAAGACTTGTCCTTTTTGAGCAGATAATTTGATTAAAGCCTCTTCGTAGGATTTTTCATCTTTTAATGAGTTTAACACTTTTTTAGTTAAACTTATTTCTTCAAATATTTTTTTATTGCGCAAATCAGAAGCTTCAGCAGTGTCAACTATTGCTCTCTTCAAATCACCTATGATTGAAGACGTATATTTGACTGCATCTTGATATTCTTTTTCTTCTGCGGTTCTATTTTTTGCCATAATTAGTAATCAAAGCCTAAATATTTTCTAACTGATTGAGGTATTGCTTTTTTAACTGCTTCTTTATCACCACCAAATCTACTTTCAATGGTTTCACGAGCATTTTCTATTGATTCATCTGCATCTTTTATTGCTTTAGCTATATTTTTATCGCTTTTTAAATTACGACTTAATATAGATAAGAATAAATTACTAATAAATCCTTCCTTTAATTTATGTTTAGTATAAACTTCTTTAAAAAGTTGTCTATTTTCTTTTGTTAATTTCATAAGGTTCTCCTATTATACTCCTATAAATATAAGACATAAAAAAAGTGAGGAATTTATTTCCTCACTCTTACACCTGGCCCTTTTGATGGTTGGTTAGTTTTTTGTGCTTTATTTGCGTTATCATTTTCTCGTTTCTTTGTATCTACCAATTCTTTGTAATAAAAATTTCTTAAATGAACTGGTAATCTATACACATCGGATTGAATAAATCCGTTTCCGTGATAACATAATTCAAAAATTTGTTTATGTAATAAAACAGAATAATTACTCGGTAGGCCAAAAAAAGCTAACACCCATTGTAATAGGTCTTACCTCCGTTTCTCCTGTTTCAGGGTTTGTGTAATCAAATTCCATTTTGATATCCGGTTGTAAATTTTTTACATAATCTCTAAATGCTTTAGTATCTCTAGCAAGGAATTTATTATTAATAAAATCAGTTATGGATTTACTATCATCTTTACCATCTACTGATTGAATCATATAACGATAACGAGTTGTTAATTCATTACCAATTGAATCTTTATTTAATCTCTTTAAAGCATTAACATCAGAATCAATTCTCTTTTCATCACCATGAGTTAATAATTTAAAAATCAATACATTTCCTGTTGATGTTGTAAATTGATAACGATTTTCAGAATTTAATTTACTGAAATCAATATCCTTTGTTTGAACTTTACCTAAATCGACAGTAATTTGTTGTTTGTTTTCATTATCATCTAATATTTCAATCTTATATTCTGGTCCGTATCCTAAAATACGAGTTGCTAACATAATAGCGTTTTTATCTCCCAAAAGAATATCATCTGGGTTTACTTTCTTATCTACTATAATTGCTTCGAATAATTTATCTAATACTACACCTTTTTTAATTAAACTTTGAGATGAAAGAATTTCTTCCTCTCTTGCAGTCATGTATTTTAATTCGATGTTACCACTTGATAATGGATTTGTTTCTGGATAACATTTACCTTGAGATGGTAATGAAATTATCTCCGTTGAGAATTCGTATTGTGACATATTTTACCTTTATTTTGTTATTGTATATAAATATATAAATAAAAAAAAATTGAAAAAAAAGGAGATATTTCTATCTCCTTTCTTAATTTTATATTTTAATTCTATTAGAATTCAAGTATTGCATAATCGTAAGCTAACGTTAATGTGATTTCTGCAGGGTCATTTGATGTCCAATCTAAATCACCAAATTGTGCGTTTAAGATAAATGCACCTTTGATTTTCCATTGTTCAATTTTATCACCTACTGGTCCTAACATATAGATATCAATATCTTTTTTGTAGAAATCTGCATATCCATCACGACCTGTTAGAGATTCGTGTGAAGTTCTAACCCACTCCATTACTGCTTGTGCACCTGATGGTACAATTGGGTCATACAATGTGATTTCTAAATCTTGCCACTCACCTTTACCTTTCAACTTTCTTTTTAAGTTGATGTGTTCTAATGTTACAGCTTCAAACTGAATGTTTGGTCTGTTAGCGGTTTTGATAAGATATGAAGGGATACCACCGATTTCCATGATGAAACGATTTTTCATCTTTGGTTCAAAGTTGGTATAGAACATTTCGTTAAACTCTAATATTTCTGCCATTTTTATTTTCTCCTATTATATTAATAAATATAAGGTTTCTCTTTTTTTTAAAATTTATGCTGAAAATGATGCTCCAGTCGGTAAGATGTTGAAATCTAACACGATAAATTCAGCGGTTTTTGTTGGTTGTAAGAAAATCTGTCCAGCCAATATATTTCTATCAATTACATCAGGAGTGTTATTAGTTTCATCCATTACTACTCTAAATGCATATAAACCTTGTCTTTGTTGAATTGCTTCTAAATAAGGGTTAACTGTATTTAAGAATCTTGAACGAGTGGTAGAAGTATTTTGTTCGAATACTAAGTATCTTGAAGTAGAAGCGATATACTTCTTAACTTTGATAAGTAATCTTCTAACATTGATTCTATCTAACGCCGATGATTTTTCTTGTAATGTTTTTTGTCCGAATGCCACGATACCCTCACCAGGGAAAGATGCGATAGGATTTATTTTTCCTTCGTATAATGTATCTCTCTCTGCGTGTGTTAATCTATTCAATACTGAAACTGCTCCTACGATTCCACCACGATTTAAACCAGCTGGTGCGAACCATTCTGCTGCAACCGCGTCATTTGCTGCGTAGATACCTGGCATCAATACTGATGGTGGTACTGCAGTTAATTTGTTGGTGTTTCTATCGATTGTCTTAACCCACGGGTAGTAAGTACCTACATAGTTAGAATCTACTGCTGCACCTTGTTCTACTGCTAAATCGATTGAATCATCTTGTGAAGTTACATCACCAATGAAGAATACATCTTCACGATTCTCACACATTTCACTTATGTAATCAAATACATATGAGTGGTGTCTACGAACTATACCAGGTGCTGCGATTAAGTTGATATCAAAATCATCAGGGTTAGATACCGCGTTGATTGCTTTTACATATGCAACTGAACCACTTGAAATTGATGTTGTTAAGTTAAATCCTTGTGAGTTACCTGATGATAAGTCAGAACCTTTACTTATTACTCTTGTTGGAGTTACACCATCAAATCCACCTTGAAATCCTAATGTAAATTGTCTTTTAGCAATTGTATCAGCAGTATCATCAGTTGATAATGAATAACCAAAATTATATGTTGAAACTACACCACCTACGATAGCGTTAATGTTTGCATCAAATGTAAAATCAGTATTTCTACCAGTACTAAATTCAGTTCCCGGTAATGGTTTTAAATATTGTGTATTGTTTATCTTTACATCCGTAGTTTCTAAATCAATACCTGAGTATCTATATCCAGATGATGCTGTATTGTTAGCAGAACCTGTTGAATAAATAACTGCAGGAACAATTGTTTCTACTGCTGCATCAATTGGATTGATATATGCACCATGTCCAAAAGGTGCTGCTATAATAGGGAATGAACCTTCAGGTGATACTTCTACTCTAATTAACTTAGAACGATTTGCATAATCACCATTTTCACTTTGTTTACCATTTGCATCAATTGTTAAATTTCTATCACCAATTATTTTAGCAATATAGTTTGGAGATGCAGGGTCTAAGTTAACGTTATTATATGTTTCTTTTACTGATTTTTTTCTATCGGTATCACTAAATCCACGAACTACTACTGAGAATGTTGCGTAATCAGTTGCACCAGAAACTCCTGCTGCTTTAACGTTAAAAATACTTACTTTATATTCAGTATTGTATGGGTTACCATCACCTAACGTATGAAAACGGAATAGGTCACTTCTTTGACCACTAATCAATTGAGATTTAACCCACGGAGTAGTTGCGTATGTAGTATCATCAGTAAATGCTTGAGTTGGTAATTGCACTAATGAAATAGAACCAGAACCTGCAGATAAGTATGCACTTAAATCAGTAGCTGTTTTTTCAAAGTATGTATACACATATGCTTTTTTAGTTCCAAATGGAGATTCTCCAAATACATCACCAATATCATTTCCTTCTGATGGGTCAATTGATGCTGAACCATTATATGCAAGATTACTTCCACTAATTGTAAAATAACTATCAGTTGATGTTCCGTTTGCAAATGTGATTGAACCAGTAGCAAATCCGGTTGATTCACTACCACTTAATGTAGCGTGTAATGTACCGATGATATGTTCACTACCACTTGCATATGTTCCTGTAGCAGAACCAGATACTAATGTTACTTTAATACCGATTGGTGCTACATGTGAATAACCACCTAAGTGACCAACACGAACAATTGTTGCTGTTCCTGCTTCTCTTAGATAGTTTTGTACTGCGTACCCTGTATAGTATGTTCCATCAGGTGTACCGAATATTTCTTCAAATTCTG